AAGGCGCAGTGGTCGGTGGCGACGACCTGCAGGCTGCCGGAGGTCAGCCCGTCCCACAGCGACTTCTGGTGGTCCTTGGAGCGGAAGGGCGGGCTCATCACCCGGGCGGCGGCGTAGGCCCAGTCCTTGTTGCGGTACTCGCTCTCGTCCAGCGTCAGGTGCTGGATCAGCGGCTCGCCATAGACCCGCTGGCCGTTGGCGCGGGCGCGGGCGATCGCCTCATGCGCCTCGCGGCAGGAGGTGTGGACGACATAGAGCGGCACGCCGGCGGCGCCGGCGATCATGATGGCGCGGTTGGCGGCCTCACCCTCCACCTCTGGCGGGCGCGACAGGGCATGTCCCTCCGGCCCGGTGATGCCGGCCTCGAGCAAGGTCTTCTGCAGCAGCCAGACGATATCGCCGTTCTCGGCATGGACCATCGGCAGGGCGCCGATCTCGCGGCAGCGGGTGAAGCTGTGCATCAGCACGTCGTCATCGACCATCAGGGCGTTCTTGTACGCCATGAAGTGCTTGAAGCTGTTGACGCCGTGCTCGGCCACCAGCGTGCCCATCTCCTCCCGCACCTGGTCGGACCACCAGGTGATGGCGACGTGCAGCGACCAGTCGGAAACGGCCTTCTCGCCCCATTCGCGCCATTGGCGGTAGCCGTCCAGCAGGCTCTGCTGCGGCCCGGGGATGCAGAAGTCGATGATCATGGTGGTGCCGCCGGACAGCGCCGCGGCGGTGCCGGTGTAGTAGTCGTCGGCCGCCACCGTGCCCATGAACGGGAACTGCATATGGGTGTGCGGGTCGATGCCCCCCGGCAGCAGGTAGCTGCCCGAGGCGTCGATCACCCGGGCGCCGGTCGGGGCGGCGAGGTCGGGGCCGACGGCGACGATCCTGCCGTCGTCGCAGATCACATCGGCGCGGAAGCTGCGGTCGGCGTTCACCACCGTGCCGCCCTTGAGTGCGATCGTCATGGCCGGCGCTCTCCTTATCGCATGCCTTGTCCCTGTTGCTGGGGAGAGTGGGACGGATCGCCGGGCGAGGCAAGATCGATCCTGACCGTTTGGTCAGGCCGATCGGCGGGCAAAAAGAGGCCAGGGCCTGACGGCCCCGGCAAGGTCAGGGAGGAAAGCGGCTCACGCGGAGCCAATGGATACGTTACGTATTATTCTCTTGTGAGTCAACACGTAACGTATCGATATCTTAGTCGCGCATCACCCATTTGACCGGCACGGCCCATTCGATCGCGACGTCGGAGATCAGGGGCGCGTTGTAGCTGAACAGGGTGAAGAAGCCGGGGGCGCCACCGCGCATCAGGATCTTGACGAAGGTCCGACCGTCGGCAAGGCGGATCACGCATTCCCGGCCGATCAGCTGGTCCGGATCGGCCTGCACATTGCGGTAGTAGATGATGTCGCGGTCGCGGAAGGCGGGAGCCATCGAATCGCCGCGGACGATGACGGCGACGGTATGCTCGTCGGCGGCCGGCGGGGCGTCCGCCTCGTCAATGCGCTCGGTCGACTGGTCGCCCTCGAACATGTGGATCTCGGCCCCGGCGCCGACATGGCCCACCACCGGCACCATCGGGCGCAGGCCAGCCGGCGCGCCCTCGCCGGTCAACAGCCAGGCCTCGGAGACGCCGAAGGCGACGGCATAGCGCCCGGCGGCGTCACGGCGCAGCCCGCGCAGCCCGGACTCATGGGCGCGATAGGTGATCGGGCTCCAGCCAAAGGCGCGGGCGGCATCGGCCGCGGTCTCGTATCCGGCCTTGGTCCGCGCCAGCACCAGGCGTTGGTGGGGTTCCAGCATGCGCGGCATTTAGCACGTTTTGTAATCCAGTGACAATTCGTTTCGTATTGCCTTAATAGGCTACGAAACGTATCGTCGGCTCATGGAACACGCCATCACGAGCTTGGACGACCTCTTCACCCGCTGGCCGAGGCAGGGGCACCTGTCCGCCGATATCGGCGTCTCGCCGCAGCATCTGCGGATGATGCGGGTGCGCCGGTCGGTCCCGGTGCGCTTCTGGCCCCGCTTCGTCGCCGCCGCCGCCCAGCGCGGCATCACCGGCGTCGATTACGAGCTGCTGGTCCGGCTGCATATCCCGGAGGAACCGCAATGACCCCTTCGATCCAACCCGACATGGAGTCCCGCATGAGCACTTTGCCGACCCTCGACCAGATCGAGGGCATGCCGGTCGCGGCCATCGCGGCGCTGCCGGCCGAAGCGTTGGCGCAGCTGGTCGACGACCTGGTCGTGCTGGTCGAGCACAGCCGCCGGCTGCAGGCGGCGATCGCGGCCGCGCTTGCGCTGCGCAGCGGCGGGCCGGTCATCCGGCTCGCTGGCGGCCAAGCAACTGACGCGACGGGGTGGCTGTGATGAGCGAGCTGCGAAGCAGCCTGTCACGCCGCCAGCCGCGTCCGCCGACGGAGACCGAGCGGTTGCGCCGGATGCGGGCCGCGGCCTGGCAGGGGCAGGGCGTCGTCGTGATCCGGCCGGAGGATGTCGAGGACGATTGGATCCGCCAGGCGATCGTGAACGAGGCCGACCGGCTGTACGGCAAACGGAAGCCGTGATCGGGCCGGGTCGCTATGCCTTGCCGCCGAACAGCGCCTCGACCCGCCGCCTCATCTCGTCCGGCGGCACGTCCTCGATATGGCTGGAGATGCTCCAGACATGGCCGAAGGGGTCGACCACCGTGCCGAGCCGGTCGCCGTAGAACTGGTCGGCGACCGGCCGCGACAGCGCGGCGCCGGCGGCCAGGGCCTGTTCCACCACAGCATCGACATCTTCAACATAGAGATGCAGCGACACCGGCGTGCCGCCGATCGCGGTCGGGCTGGACCAGCCCATCTCCGGCATCTCGTCGGCCACCATGACCAGGCTGCCGCCGATCAGCAGCTCGGCATGGCCGATGGTGCCGCCCGGCGCATCCATGCGCAGGCGCTCGGTGGCGCCGAAGGCGGTGCGGTAGAAGTCGATCGCCGCGGCGGCGCCGCGAACGATGAGATACGGGGTGACGGCGGGATAGCCGTCCGGAATCGGCTTCACCTGAGCGGCCATGGCCTCCTCCCTGAGATGAAAGGCGGCGCGTTCGATCGCGCCCTGCCGGCGATCATACAGGATGCGCGCCGGGGCGGGCAGGGTGGGCCGGAGTGGAGTGGTGCGTCAGGCCGCGGTGACGGCCGGCGTCTCGTGCAGCAGATCCGTCACGGTCCGGATGATGCGGTCCGGCCGGACCATCGAGCCGGCCGGCAATCCTTCGCCGGTTCCGTCGACCCAGATCGCATGGATGCCAAGGCGCTGCGGCGCCGCGACCTCCCATTCCAGATTGTCACCGACCATCCAGGTTTCGGCGGGATCGACCCCCAGCACCAACCGGCGGTCAGTGACGCGGCGGTTTCGCCCGCGGCGCCGAGTGCTTCGGGGAGGGGCGGTGAGGACGATCCTCCTCGATCCGGATGTGCCGATCCTGCGAATCCGGGCGGCGGATCGAGGAGGCAAAGCGGCCGGCGGCGTGGCGGGCGATCTCGACCCGGCTCTGCCGCTCAGCGATCTCGATCCGGCCAATCTCGGCCTTGGTGACATGGCCGCGGCGGCACAGGAAGGGCAGCAGCCAGCGGGGATCGGCGTTGTTGGCGCGGCCGACATTCATCCGGAACCAGACCGACTCGTCGCCGCCCTCCTGGGATGGACGGGACGGGCGCCGCTCCGCCGAGGCGGCCCGCTCCGGCGGCGGCGACAGTTCCTCGGGCGCGGGCAGGAGGCTGCGATGCAGTCGGACCAGGGCGACGGCGAGATCCTCGGCGCTGCGCTCGGCCAGGAGGGCGCGAGCGCCGGCCAGATCCTCTTCCGTCGCCGGCTCGGCCAGGATCGTGTCCTGGGCCAGCCGCGCCTGGTCGCGGGCCCGGATCTCGTCCGCGGCCGGTGGCGGCGACCAGACCGCCTCGATCCGGGCGGCGCCGAGCAGCCGTTCGGCCTGGTGGCGGCGGTTGTATGGCACCAGCACGACGCTGACGCCCTTGCGCCCGGCCCGGCCGGTGCGGCCGCTGCGATGCTGCAGGACCTCGCCGTCACGCGGCAGCTCGGCATGGATGACCAGGCCGAGATCTGGCAGGTCGAGCCCGCGTGCCGCGACGTCGGTGGCGACGCAGACTCGCGCCCGACCGTCGCGCAGGGCCTGCAGCGCCCGGTTGCGCTCGACCTGGCTCAGCTCGCCCGATAGCGCGGCCACGGCGAAGCCGCGTTCGAGCAGGTTGCCCTGAAGGCGGCGGACCGCCTCGCGAGTGGAGCAGAACACGATGGCGCCGCTCGCCTCGAAAAAGCGCAGGATGTTGACGACGGCGCGCTCCGCCTCGTGCGGCGCGACCGGCATGGCCCTGTATTCGATGTCGCGATGCGGCTCGTCGCGCGACGACATGGCGATGCGCTGGGCATCGTGCTGGAAGCGCCGGGCGAGGGCGATGATCTCCTTCGGCAGCGTGGCCGAGAACAGCAGGGTCCGGCGCTCCGTCGGGGCGGCGTCGAGGATCGCCTCGAGATCCTCGCGGAAGCCGAGGTCGAGCATCTCGTCGGCCTCGTCCAGCACCACGGCGCGGAGCGCCGAGAGGTCGAGCTGGCCGCGCTCGATATGATCGCGCAGGCGCCCAGGCGTGCCGACGACGATGTGGCAGCCGGCTGCGAGCAGGCGCTGCTCGCGCCGGGCGTCCATGCCGCCGACGCAGGCGAGGACACGGCCTCCCGCCGGCTGGTACAGCCATTCCAGCTCGCGCTGCACCTGCAGCGCCAGCTCGCGGGTCGGGGCGATCACCAGGGCGACCGGCGCTCCGCCCGGTGCGAGACGCTCGGCATCGCCGAGCAGCGTGCTGCCGAGGGCCAGGCCATAGGCCACCGTCTTGCCCGATCCGGTCTGGGCCGAGACCAGCAGGTCGCGATCCGCGTTCTCGGATTGCAGCACCGCAGCCTGGACCGGCGTGGGTTCGGCGTAGCCCCGCTCGGACAGGGCGCGCAGCAGGCTGGCGGGGGCGGGAGAGAAAGGCATGTCGCACGTGACCCTTGTTTCGAGCCGTGGCGGACACCGCTCCTGATGGGAATCCCGACCTTCCGAAACGCAAAGAAGCGGCCGCCGCATTGCTGCGGGCCGGTCCCATGGCAGAAGATCTCTGGATCGCTCGCGCATCGATACGCGAGCCGGGCGCCATGCACAAGGGCCGCGCCACTCTTGGGGTGCGACAGCTTGGCGCCGCCGCCCGTGTCAAGAGGGCGCCGCGACTGATACGATCCATCGCGTCAACGCGATGGTCGGTTTGGTCCCGCGCTGGAAGCGATCCCTCGATGCCGCTTGCAAAACCGAGGCGTTCCCTCTAGGAAAACTGCGGTGTTTGGGTGACGGGGCGTAGCGCAGTCTGGTAGCGCGCCTGCTTTGGGAGCAGGATGTCGGGAGTTCGAATCTCTCCGCCCCGACCATCCCGTCCGCACCCCCGGGCCACAGCGCTGTTCCCATCGATCGAGCATGATGGTAGGAGGAGGCCGGGCGGCGGCCGGCGAATCCTCGCGGCCGCAGGGATCAGTCAGAGGGTCGGCCGAGGCATGCAGGCGCGCATCTACCGTCGTTCCAAATCCGCGATGCAGAGCGGCCGCGGCAAGGTCCATGACTGGGTCCTGGAATACGAGCCCGCGACCCCGCGCCGGCCGGAGCCGCTGATGGGCTGGGTCGCCTCGGGCGACACGCTGAACCAGGTGCAGCTGAATTTCCCGAGCAAGGAGGAGGCGATCGCCTTCGCCGAGCGCAAGAGCATCGCCTATTCGGTGCTGCCGGAGCAGGAGCGCCGGGTGGTGCCGCGCAACTATGCCGACAATTTCCGCCCGCGGCCGCGCTGAGCGTGGACGCCGGCCCCGGGCGCCGTGCGCCCGGCCGAATACGGCCCCGTAGCTCAGCCGGATAGAGCACCCGCCTTCTAAGCGGACGGTCGCTGGTTCGAGTCCAGCCGGGGTCGCCAGTTTTCCAACTGGTTGCTTTTTAGCTTTCCAACTTCTGACGCTCGCGCCAGGCCTGGAGCATCGTGATCGCCCGGTCGGACTGTTCCTTCGTGGTCGGGTTGTAGACGCGCAGGATCCGGACCACCGACTCGATGCTGTGGCCCGTGATGGCGCTGATCAGCTGCGGCGTGCAGCCGGCCAGCGACAGCCGGACGACCGAGCTGCGGCGCAGGTCGATGAACTGCTTGGTCTTGAAGCCGGCGGCGTCGGCGATCTCGCGGAACAGGTGGCTGAAGTTGTCGCCCTTGTAGGGCCGACCCGTCTCTTCGCTGATCACCATCGCCCGGGCGTCTCGCAGCTCCGGGTCGTTGGTCATCCGGTAGACCTCGTCCGCGTCCCTGGTCATCTCGATGGCATCGCGCAGCTCCGGGAGCGCCTTCACCGAAACGAGCGTCTGCGTCTTGCTCTGATGGACCAGCAGGCGCTCGCCGTCCCAGCGGCCCCAGGTCATGCCGAGGATGTCGCCGCGGCGCTGCCCCATGTCGAAGGCGACCAGGACGGCCAGCGCGATCGAAGCGCGCCCCATCTCGATCGCCTTCTTCACGAGTTGCCAGACCTCTTCCTCCGACCACACGACCTGGCGCGGCTTGCCCTTCGACAGCTTCAGGTTGAACGCCGGGTTGTCCTTCCGCAGCCCATGCTCGATCGCCTCGGACAGCAGGAATCGCAGCCATTTCACCACGCGGTTGGCCTTGTCCTGGCTGAAGCCCTGCTCGCGCATGTTCTGGACCAGCTGCCGAATGTGCGGGCGCTGCAGCGTGGCCGCCTGCTGCTTCCGGGTCTGAACGAGCAGGCCGGTGTAGTAGTCGAACTCGGCCTTGGTCTTCTTCGGCCGCTTCTTCCAGGCGTCAGCCTTCTTGTGTTCCTGGATCAGCCATTCGAACGTGCCGCGCGGGGCAGGGGGCGTCTTGCCCGCGGGGTCGGGCCGGCCGGTGCGACGCGCCTGTTTCCGCTCCGCCTGCAACCGGTCCCAATCCTCGTTGAGCGCCTTGACGATCCGTGCCGCCTCGACCTCGTCGTCGCCGAGCGGCTGCGGGAGGAAGCCGGCGCCGCGCATGGACTTCGAGGGTTGGAAGAAGCAGCGGCCGCCGCGGATCCGCAGGTGGCGGACCTCAAATTTCGCCATTCTGCAGGGCGCGCTCGTAGTCGCTGGCCTGGACGGCGCCGGCGACGGGGGCCAGGCCGGCGCGCACGTCGAGCCAATGCTCGACGGCGTTGATGTCCCAGCGGTCCAGGAAGAGGGGATCGGGCTCGGGCATGCCCTGCCGCTTCAGCTCAGCCATCCGCCGGCGCATCGTCTCGACGGACATGCCGAGCCGCCAGGCGACCTGCTCCTCTGTCCAGATCCGCGGCGTCACGGTCGGGCGGGGCTTGCGCCTTTCGCTCATCGATCCTCCGGGCCCGTGCCGCGGACGAGCTCCGCGATCTCGCGGAAGGCGGCCGCTATTTCCCTGCTCTCGTTCCGGTCGAGAAGCCCACTCTGCAGCACGGGCGCGTCGCCGCGCTCGATCGCCTCGGCCATGCGCTCGTACCGGCGAGCGATCCGTCGAGCCTCGAAGTCGATGACGCTCATCGCTCATCCTCGATAGAAGTGTCCTCGCGACATTAGGCGCGGCCGGCCCTGGGGATGGATCTGCCGGAATAGCCGATGCCTGCCCGCACCTCGGCGACAATGTCGATCGCGACCGGCAGCGCGCGCCCTGCTTCATGCCAGCGCTCCAGCAACTCCGCCCGCTCCTCTGCCGAGTACGCGTGGAGCGCATTCGCCATCGCGCCGACGATTTCGCCGAAGCGGAAGTTGGTCATCACACGCTTGCGCGAGAAGCCGGCAGGCATGGGCACGCCGGCGGCCTTCGCCAGGACCTCCATGCTGCCCCTGATGCCGCAGCTGAGGCAGTGATAGGCGCCGGTAACGCCATTGACCAAAAAGCTGGGCGTCCGCTCCTCGTGGAAGGGACATAGCGCTACGACGTTGCCGAATCTGTGGTGCGGCGCCACATCAGCGCGATCGGTGTTGGCTTTCCGGACGCGCGATAGCACGTCTCGGATCCAGTCGGGCGATAGGTTCTCGATCTCGCTCATTCTCTGTGGGCTCCTAGGCGGATGAAGAAAGAGCGTGGCCCCGGTCGCCCTGGGCCACGCTTGCTGAACCGCTGATTAAGAGTCAGCTGCCTCGCGCCCGCCTGGCGCGTGGCGCGCCTCACGCGCATGCGCGTGCACGTACGGGCCCGCGCCCGACCCCTGGCCGGCCATCTCCCGACGCAACTCGATCTTCACCGCCTCGCCCCACAGATCGATCCCGACGGCCATCAGCCGACGGAAGGCGCCGGGCGCGGCGCTGGACAGATCGAACTTCATCTCCTCCAGCGGTCCGATGCTGATTCCGATACCGGCGGCGCGGGCTTCGGCGATCCAGGCGGTAGCGTCGAACTCCTCGCGGGTCGGGAGCCGGAACAACTTTCGCCCATGCTCCGCGTCGTAGGCGCGGTGTACGATGCCGGCGATGCTTACCGGGGCGCCGCGCGGCCGCGCAGGCTGGGCGAGCGGCGGGAAGCGGGTCTCGCGGCTGCTGGCCAGGGCGGCGGTCACGACGCGCCTCCCTGCGCCGCGGCCATGGCGTCGAGGTCGGAGAGGACCTGGAGCGCCATGCGCTCGCTCGGGTCCAACTCCCGGCCGAGATCGACGGGTGCGCCATCGCTGGACAGGAGGTCGGGCCAGAGCCCAACGCGGAGCTTTGCGGCCGCGCGGGCGGGGGTGTGCGCGGGGATCGCCAGGATCTGTTCGCGCATCCGGTTGAGCCGGTCACAGCTTCGATTGAACGTCATCTGGTCGACGTCCTGGGACGCATCGAGGTTGGCGCCTTCGCGCCACACGATCTGCGCGAGGGACAGGATGTCGATGTCGTCACTGCTCGGCTGGGATGTGGCGTTTGCGCCGTCGAGAGGGGCCATGATGATTTCCTCGTGAGGCTGTGGATGGTGCGTCGCGCGCGGGGCGCGCGGCGCGTCACGTGCATGCGCGGGCCCGTGCCCGCGTGAGGCGGCTGTCAGTCGGTTTCGCGCCAGATCTTCGGCGCCGGCCCGGTATGGAAGAACAGGCCGCGCTCGATCAGGGCCTGCCTAACCGCAGTGCGGCGCTGAGCGGTCTCCCTCAAGAAGGCGGAGATCGAATGACCCTCCGCGTTCGCTTCCTGGGTCTCGGCGTATTGCTCATGCAGGCCAAACTGGCCGTCGGAGTGGATGGCGAGATGCAGCCGCCATCCGAGAGCCAGCAGGCGGTCCACACACGCGCCTGCGTCCGTGACGTCGGTGGGCGAATAGGCCGGCTGCGTCGGAGCGGGTTGTACGAAGTCGAGCGGGGCCATCAGTTCCGCCCTCCCAAGCGCTGCAGGTCGGCGAGGATGCCGGCGAAGGCGGAGCGCTCGAAATCGGGAGCGACTTCCCCCTCAGCCCAGCCGAAGCACTCGGCCAGCGTGGCCAGCTTCAGGGCGATACCCGCCGGCGTGGTCGCCGGGCAGGCATAGAGGGCGCCCTCCGCGATCCCCAGTGCGTCCGTTGCTTGTTTGACCGCGGCGCTCTCCACGTCGATGCCGAACTCTGCTCGAAGGGCCGCGACTCGCTGCTCGTCGGCCTTGAGCTCGGCCCGCATCTTTTCGCCCTTGGCGTGCAGGCGCTGAATGACGTCCGCTAGCGGGACGAGGCCATTCTCGGTGGAGACGACGGTGCCGCCTTTCGACGCCACAGCTTGGAAGCCCTTGATCCGGTCCGCGATCAGTGCGTCGATCTGATCATCGGAAAATGCGAACCGCGGCTCGCCGTTGGACCGGTTGATACCGATCTGGACCTTGGCCCACAGCGCATCGATGCCATACTTTGCTACCGCCGCCTCTTCGCGTTCGCTCATGCGGCTCTCAGCGGCCGTGTGGACTTCCGAGGCGGCCTTCCATGCTGCGTGCGCGGCGAGGAACGGATCGGCGGCCGCGCCGCCCTCGCGCCAGCTGCGCACGAGGGCGCCGGCGATAGCGGCGCCGCCGTCAGTGGCGTCAAGGGTGAAGCTGCTCGGGTGGATGGCGATTGCGCCGAATGACATTTCTTACCTCCCCAGGTGGGCGCCCCGCAGGGCGGTCAGCGATGGCTGACGAGAAAGAATTTACGCCAAACGGAAATTATCGTCAATCAGCGGTTTTACGGCCAGGGTAATACCAATCATCCTTTCGCCACTTGCCTCTCAGCTTCCCGAGGATCGGCATGGCAAGCGAGATTGCGACATCGACCATCGCCGGCCAAGCGGGATTGGCATTGAGCAAGTTAAAGCGGCCGTCGACTGACCCTGGCATTAAAGTTTTTACAAAAGCGCGCCCATCAGTCAGCACAACAACGCATTCTTCTCCAAATAATTTAGCGTACTCAGGCGGGTTTTCACTATAAATCAGTATGTCTCCGTCTCGCATCGTCGGCGCAAGACCATCCCCGTCCACGGCTAGTGCCTTCATGTCAGGGGTGGCGTCCGCGACAGCAATCCTTGTTTCTCCCTGGCGGTCGCGGGGGTCCCAAAAATGAACATCTGCGCCTCCCCCCACATAGCCGGTGAGAAGGACGTAATACGCGTCTTCAGGCCATTTGGAATCGGCGCCGGGCCTTCGCCTTCCTGTAGGAGGGGCGCCAATAATCAGACCGGGTGACACGCCAAGCGCGCGGGCGATCGCCTCAAGCATGTCCTGTGTATAGCCCTGCTGACCGCTTTCAATCCGAGAGATATTGGCGATTGAAGTGCCGACCATCTCGGCCAACTGGCCCTGGGTAAGGCCACGGAATTTGCGCCACTCGCGGATGAAGTGGCGCTCACGTTCGGCTGCTGATCGATTTGGCACTGGCATGATGCCTATTTTACGGAATACGTAAAGGTTTGTCGCTATCGCGAGCCGAAAATCTCTTGCGCAAATTTCCGTTTGGCGTAATAACGAGTGATGCCTCACGCCCTTCGGCTATATCGCAGGTCCACGGGATTGTCGCTGCAGACGCTCGCGTCGCGGATCGGCATCTCCACTGCCTCTCTCTCAAGGATCGAGACAGGCAAGCAGACGCCGTCGGTTCCGACGCTGCTGAAGATCGTCGATGAAACAGCTGGCGCTGTCACGGTCAGTGACTTTCGGCAGCAGGGGCGGGGTGAGAAATGCGCCGCATGATTGCACGCTGGTCCTGCCAAGCGAGTGCGGCCGCCGCTGGTTCATTCCGGCAGGTCGAGTCTCGCTCTCAGGCGAGACCGGACGGCGGACATCGTTCTTTCGATCTCCGCCTCGCTTGCTTGCAGAATTGCATACGCCATGTCGGGGTCGGCACCGGGGTCTCCAGTCGGGCGGCTCGTCAGCAGCGCATCCTCCGTCTCGTCGCACGTTGCGATCGGATCGGGGAAATCCAAGAAGTACCTCATCAGCAGCAGCTCGATCATGAACCGCTGTGTAGTGATCGTGCCGAAGATCTGCGCCGTCAGCGCTCTTCCAGCAGCTGCTTCTTCGTCCACCGCGCCCCCCTGCGTTGTGTCGACACTCAGATGGTGAGCGCGGCGACCATCATGCCAACCCCGTCGCAGACGATCGGCGAAGGAAGCGAGGGCCGCGGTGCATGCCACGTGTCACACAACAATCATCTCACGATTCCAGCGCGGCGGCAGCGCGGTGAATTCGGCGCAGAGGCGCCGGAGGGCTTCGGCAATCTTCCGCATCGGGCTCGGCATCGCTTGCGCTCCTTCATCCACCTCGCGCCGGGGTCGGATCCATCCCGTCCGACCCCGGCCGCACCGGGAGGGTGCCGGGCCTGGGGAGGCCACCCTGAGCACGCTCCCGATCTCTCCGGCGGACGCCGCCGGTCGATCTCTGCTGGGATGAGGGGAGGGCGTCTCACCGCCCTCGCCTTCGGCTCCGATCTGCTTCGTTCCGATGTTCACGATGATCCTCACGTCTCCAGCGCTTCAATCGATAGCGCAGGAGCCGTTCCGACATGCGAACCGTCTCGTTCCGCCTCGCGGAACAATCCGTTCCGAGTCCCTCCGAAATGACAGCGGCGGACGGCATCGTCGATGAGATGCGCGAGCTGGTGCGCCTAGCAGCCTACCCGGAAGAGCCCGGGGAGACGGTGAAGGGCGCCATCCGCAGGGCGTCGCGTCGCCTGCGCATCTCGTTCACGCAGGCCCGACGCCTCTGGTACGGCAACCGTGCAGCCATCATGGCGCACGAGGCCGATGAAATCCGCCGGCGCGCTGCAGTCGTCCTCCTCGAGGTCGAGGCTGCCGCTGATCTTAAGCTCGAGATGGTCCGCGCCAAGCGCGCCGCCCTCCAACAACGCGAGGATCGATGCGCCGTCTGATCGCCGCCGCCATGCAGTGGACCTGCGCCGGACTCTCGGACTGGTTCTTCGTGCGCGGGCGGAGATGGAAGGCCTATCGCCTCCGCCTGATGCGCAGGACGCGCTGGCGCCGGACCCGGAGGGTTCGGTGATGACGCCCCGCGACGTTGAGGATCCGCCCGAGGAACACTCCCTTGGTAAGGGAGGGGGTGTGAGTTCAGGCGCCGGCTGCTTCGAGCACGTCGGCGACGCTCTGGCGCGAGCGTTGGACAGCATCGCCCGTGGCATCGACCCGACGCTGCAGCAGATCGAAGCGGCGGCGATGTCCGAGATCGCCAAGATCATGGGCTGGCCGCTCGACGCGGCGGCTTGGGGACCAGTCACGGCTGCGCCCGAGGGGCAGGATCCGCCCGGCCCGATCGAACCCGCTCGCCCGGCCGGCGATCTGAACGCACGCCTCGCCGCGATCGAGGAGGCGGTCCCGCCGACCGATCCCGTGTCCGTCCGGATCTACGAAATCGCCGCTGGCCTCGGGCCGGCCGCGGCCAAGGAGGCAATCGGGGAGGCGATGGAAAGCGGCGAAATCACGCGTGTCCATGCGGACGCGCTCCTCTGGTGCCTGGCGCTGGATCGAGGCTGAGCATGACCGTCATTCAGATCCGCCCGGACGGGGCAGTCCCGCAGGACACCGAAGCAGAGCTGTGGCTGCTGCAGGGGCTGCTGCAAGCGCCGGCTCACGTCGCCGACTGCGCCGATATCGTGCGCGCCGATGATTTCCACGATGAGGGCTATGCGACCCTGTTCCGGGCCCTGGTCGAGAACGACGCCCGCGGCACGCCGGTGACGGTCGCCGATCTGATCAATCTGATGGGTGCGCACGAGAAGGCGGAGGAATGGCGCCTCGCCATCACCGCCATGCGCGCGGCATCGTTCGTTGCGACAGACTTCCGGAGCCTGGCCGGCTACGCCAAGAAGGTAGCCGACTCCTCGCTGCGCCGCGGCCTCATCAGGGTGTCGCGCGACCTCGGCCAGCAGGCCGTTGCTGGCGAGGACGCGGGGGCCGTGCTGCGCACCACCGAAGCGGCGCTCGCCGACCTCGAGCAGCGCGGCGGCGGCGACAAGGGTCTGCGTGACATGGGCGCCGTGATGCGCTCAACCCTGCATCACCTCGAGGCGGTGATGCGCGGGGATGCGGCGATCGCCGGCAAGCCGACCGGCGTGGGCGATCTCGACAAGGCGCTGGGCGGGGCCCGGAACGGCAACCTGATCGTCTATGCTGCGAGGCCGGGCATGGGCAAGACCGCGCTCGCGATCAACGCGGCCGAGGCCACGGCCCGAGCCGGCGGCTTCGTCGCATTCTACAGCCACGAGATGTCCCGCGAGCAGATCGGCCAGCGCATCATCGCGGCCCGCACCGGCATCCCGATCGACAAGCAACAGAGCGGACCGCTCACGAACGAGGACTGGCGGCGCATCTGTGCCGTCGGCGCCGAGATCGCAGAACTCCCGATGGAGATCGACGACGGTCGCCACAAGACCGTCGCCTCGATGGTGGCGAGCGCCCGGCGCCTGCAGCGCCGCCGCGGCCTGGCGCTGATCGTGGTCGACTACATCCAGCTGCTGGTCGGTGGCGACAGCAGGAACCGGGTGGAGGAGGTGAGCCGCATCACCCGCGACCTGAAGCTGGCGGCCAAGGATCTCGACGTGCCGATCATCGCCTTGTCCCAGCTTTCCCGCCAGGTCGAGAGCCGCGACGATAAGCGGCCGTTGAAGAGCGACCTGCGCGACTCTGGGTCGATCGAGCAGGATGCCGACCAGATCGTGTTCATCTACCGGCCGGACTACTACCTCCGGGAACCGGAGCGAAAGGAGGGAGAGGACGGCGTCAAGTTCATGGCGCGGCAGACTGCCTTTGAGCAACAGGCCAAGGAGATCCGCGGCCTCGCTGAGTTGATCGTCGCCAAGAACCGGCACGGGCGCGAGTGCACCGTCCGGTCGCATTGGGACGGGCAGCGCCAGCGCTTCAGTGACATGGGGTGGCAGCGCTGATGGCGGCCAATCCATCGGTCACCTTCTACTGGAACGACTACGAGAACGATCCATGCCTGCGCGTGTGCAGTCTAGCCGCGCAGGGGCTGTGGATGCGGATGCTGTGTCTGGCCGCCAAGGCCGACCCCGTAGGGCATGTCAAGGTTGGCCCGAAATCGTGCACCGCTTTCGACCTGGCCCGTTTGGTCGGCGAGAGCGAAGAGACGATCAACGGCCTTCTGAGCGAGCTTGATCGGGCGGGCGTGTACAGCTTGACCAGGCAAGGCACGATCTTCAGCCGCCGGATGACGCGGCAAGCAAAACAGGATTTGCTTACAATTTGCTTATCCGAGAAGCGCCGAGTTGCTGGCAAAAAGGGTGGTCTCGTAAGTGCCTCAAAACGTTGGGGAAAAGATGGTTTGCTAGAGCAATTGCCCAAGCAAACCGGAAAGCAAAATCTAAGCAAATCTAAGCCTACTCTTACTCCTACTACTATTCCCCCTAAAGTCCCCCGTACCAAACGCGTCACCTCTCTCGACGAGATCGACGTGCCGGCGCTGGAGGAATGGGCCAGGAAAGAGGCGCCGAACGTCGACGTCGGCAGAGAACTGGCCAAGGCGAGAGTCTGGACCCGTTCGAAAGAGCACCGGCACAAGGACGCGCTGGCGTTCATGAGGAAGTGGCTCATAAACGCCGCCGGCGACGCCGACCCCGCGCCCGAAGAGCCGAGCCCGCAGGACACCAGATTTCCGCCGGGCAGCACGATCGCCAGGGCAATCGATCGAGCCCTGACGCGCCTGGAGAAAGCCAAGGCGACAGAGATCTACCGCCTCGCCGAGACGTCCATGCCGGACGCCGAGCGATTGGCGGCAACCTACCTCGGAGAAGCAGCATGAGCGACTTGGAAGGCATCACGCGCGGCCCGTTCCGGCTGATGAGCTGGGACGAGGCGCAGAGGAACGCCGGTCGAGTCAAGGAGGGCCTGCCGGCCACGATCGATCCGAGCTCGTTCGGGACCATCCCTGTGGCGAAGGCGATGATCCTGTGGAACCGACGCCAGGGCGATGGCGTAACCGACGCCGCCGTCGGCCGCCAGGACGATCGCGAGAACAACGACCCGTACCGCTTCGCCTGCTCCCGCGGCGTCTGTGATGCCTCCTGGCTCGACGGTGATCCGCTGAACACGCCCATCGGGATCTTCCTCTGGATGGCGACGGTCGACCGCTTCCAGTCGCGAGAGGTCGAGGTCCGAGCGCTCGCGGAGTTCGCGAAGATCAACGGGCAGCGCTGGGCGATCACGCTGCTCAAGGTCCACGGCGCCTTGCCGATCGAGGACTGATCGGATGCTTTGCTGCAAACTGGGGAGTGCGTGATGCCGAAGCATCGGAGGAGGGCAGGGCGGCCGCGGTCGATCAAGCCGCGGCACCCCGGCGGCCAGGTCGTGCGGCAGCAGGTCGAGGCCGTGACGCCGGAGCTGGCGGCGAGGCGTGCCAGCGCCACGGGCGGCGACGGTGACGCCTGGCGCGATCAGCTCGGCGGTACTGTGCTGGGCGCGCTCTACCGCCGCGGCGCGCTGGCCACCAACGAGCAAGAGGCGCCAGGGCTCGCCACCGGCCGATACCTTGCCGGGCTCGATTATGGCGGCCTGATGGACCGCGTTGGCCGAAACATCGCCGCACCGCGCGGCATGGTGCAGAAGCAGCAAGGCCGCTCACTTTCGGCCGACGACGCCGAAGGCTTCGCCCGGACCATGGCGCAGTACCGCGAGACGCTCGACGCGCTCAGCCGGCTCGACTTCCGCTGCCGCATCGCGCTCTCGCTGGCCTGTCCGGATCCAGCGGCCGATGTGGATGCGCTGCTGCCCAAGGCCATTGCGGCGGCCGCGCTGATCCGGGATGCTCTGGATGCTCTCGTGCGGGCGGCGCCGAAGATCAAAGCCGCTGGGCGTGCCGCGGCGGAGGCAATGAAGGAGGCGGCGTAGACATCGCAGGTGAGGCTTGCTCTCTCGCCTGAGATGTGTTCCATTACCGATATGCAGGGTGACGTCGTGCGCCCGAAGACAGCCCGCCCCGGGAGACCGAGGCGGGCTATATCATTTTGGCAATCGTGCTCGCGTCACCGGGCAGGCGGATTGCCCTCGATCCACTTGTTAGTTCCGCCGATCGCGTTGCTGTAATGGTGGTTCTTTACCAGTTCAAGGACCAGTAGACGATCATTCTCGTCAACGAACTTCTTTAGATGATCGTGCAACTCCTCGGCGGTATTGTTCACTGCGACGAGCCATACTGAGTACTGGGTTTTGAAGCCGCCGAGACGTTTGAATTCATTCCACAATGGTTGGTAATCTTTGGACGATGCTTCCTTCATAAGGTCATAACTGACTAGGTAGGAAGTCATTATTCTTCTCCTGAAATTAGTGCGGTACAAAACTCGCTACTATAACGCAGCGCTCTGGGGGCGCAAACCCAGAGACTGGCATCCGGAGTGGCGGTGTCGGCATGTTGTATCAGACCATCGACAACCCTCCGCCGGCCCCAACCCGGGTCCTAGTCTACGGCGACACGCCAGCAGGCGCGGAGGACCACGGCAGCACCGGGGCTGGCGTCTGATGCCGTCTCGTCCGCCTCGGATGCAGATGGCGGCGAAGGGAGCGGCGCAGCGCGCGGGTGACCGCAGGCACGATGCCAAGCGCAGCAGCAGGAACTATCGGGCTTGGTACCGGACAGCCGCCTGGAGACGGATCCGGGCAGAGCATCTGGCCCTGGAGCCCGTCTGCCGTATGTGCCGGGCCAACGGCATCCTGAACGATGGCGGCCGGAAGGTGGACGGATCGCCCGAGACGAACCCGAACATGCGCGGCCTGATCGTCGACCATGAGCAGCCGCATCGCGGGGATCCGCAGCTGTTCTTCCACGGGCCGAAGCAGACCCTTTGCATCACCCACCACAACCGGGTGAAGCAGCGGATCGAGGCTGCGGCCCTGGCGCGGACGCGGCGCCCCGCGTGATGCGAAGCACTCGCAGGTCTGGCAACGCATGCTGCGCTGCAACATGCATGACCCACGCGCATGTGTTGCAGAAATGACACTCCCCCGGGGGGCGAAAGAAAGTTGCGCCCCTGGCCGTCCGAAACCGGCGCCCTTCGTCAGATTTTCGCGCTTGTGAATAAAACTTGGCGGCCCAGTAAAATCGAAATCGGTTGAACAGAGGAGGGCGGGATGAAGCGAGGGCCGAAACCCGATCTCCCGACCGAGCGCATCGCGCGCGGAACCCTGTCTCGCAGCGCTGCGCCGTCCGTCAACCTGTACGAGCCCAACGCCATGCCGGCCCAGCCGGACTGGCTCACGGCCGAAGGCGAGGAAGTCTGGATGGACGACATCGGGCGCGTCACCGCGTCCCGGATGGCGACCGAGAAGGACAGCACGCAGTTCGCTAACTACTGCAACCTGCAGGGCGCGATCAACAAGGCCTGGCGTCAAGGCGAGTGCCCCCCGGTGGCCGCGCTGACCGAGGCCCGCCGCATGGCCGAGCAGTTCGGCATCTTCGGCGCCAAGAGCCGGCTGCAGGGCGGCGCGGCCGAGGACGGCAAGAGCAAGAACCCCTTCAGTCGGAATGGCCACCGTTGAGAAGCTGACGCACGCCCGCGACTACGTCGGCGTTGCGAATGCCTATGCTCGCGAGGCGGTCGCCGACCGAAAGGGCGAGCAGTTCTGTAAATGGGTCCGGCTGGCGGCGAAACGCCATCTGGACGATCTGAAGCGAGCGGCCGGCGGCTGGGAATTCTACTTCGATCCCTGGCACGGCAACGACGTTTGCGACTTCATCGAGAAGCTGCCGCACGTCGAGGGCGTCTGGACTGAGCCCACGCTGCATCTGGAGCCGCCGCAGATCTTCATCCTGGTGTCGGTCTTCGGCTGGCGCCGGCACGAGGACGGCCTGCGGCGGTTCTCGGACGTCTACATCGAGATGGCGCGGAAAGGCGCCAAGAGCACGCTCACCGCCGGCGTCGCGCTGTACTGCCTGTGCTGCGAGGGCGAGCCCGGGCCGCAGGTCATCATCGGCGCGACGACCGGCGCGCAGGCCCAGAAGGTGTTTAAGCCGGCGCAGTCGATGGTCAGGAAGACGCCCGACCTTCGGGAGGCTTTCGGGGTCTCGGCCTGGGCCAGGTCCATCACCTGTGCGGAGACCGACGGTTTCATTCAGACCATCAACGCCAAGGCGTCGACGCAGGACGGCTGGAACCCGCACGTCGGCATCCTCGACGAGCTGCACGCGCACAAGGATCGGGGGCTGTTCGACGTCATCAAGTCTGCCTTCGGCGCCCGCAAGAACCCGCTCATGTGGTCGATCACGACCGCCGGCTACAACCTGCACGGCGTCTGTTACGAGCAGCGGACCTACCTGACGAAGGTGCTGCAAGGCATCTTCGAAGCCGACCACTTCTTCGGGATCATCTTCACCCTCGACGAGGAGGAGGTGGACGAGGCCGGCAAGGTGATCCGGCCGGCAGACGACCCGTTCGACCCGAAGGTTTGGGTTAAGGCGAACCCCATGCTGGGGATCACGCCGACGCTGCGGAGCATGACGGAATACGCCAAGGATGCCCGGCAGTCGCCGAGCGCCGAGGGCGAGTTCAAGACCAAGCGTCTGAACGTCTGGATGAACGCGGCCGGCGCCTGGCTGAACATGGCGCAGTGGAAGGCCTGCGCCGATCCGACGCTGACCTGGGACGATTTCAAGGGGCTCGACTGCTACGTCGGCGGCGACCTGGCGGACAAGGACGACCTGACCGCGCTGGTGTTGGCGGCGATCAATCAGGCCGGACAGCTGCTGATCAAGCCTCGCTTCTTCCTTCCCGAGGCGGTGCTGGAACATGCCGACCACGCGGAAGGGAAGGGGCCGGCGCCTTATCGGACCTGGCAGAAGCAGGGCCACCTGATCCTCACCCCGGGCGATTGGGTCGACCACAACGAGGTCGAGAAGCTGATCCGCGAGTGGATTGGCAGCCTCGGGGTACGGCAGGTCACGTTCGACCAGTTCGCGGCCGGCCAGGCGATGGCCAGCCGGCTCAACGAAGACTTGGCCAGCCCGGACACGCCGATCGCGGGGATCCTGCACAAGTCGGCACCGAACGTCACGGACCCGGCCAAGGATCTCGAAGCCCGGGTGAAGGCGGGTCCGAAGCGCCTCCGGCACGACGGCAACCCCGTCATGGACTGGTGCGCGAGCAACGTCGTGGTTTCGCGGCGCGTCGACGGATCGATCATTCCGAAGAAGGAGGCGCCGATGTCGCCGCAGAAGATCGATGGCATCGACGCCGCGGTGAATGCGATCGCGCCGATGGTGAAGCCGCCTACGCCCGATGATGGCTTCGAGGGCTACCTGGCCAGCCTGAAGAGGGCGGCATGAAGTTGCGCCACAAGATGGCTACGGTGGTGAAGCGGTGGCTGGACATCAAGGACCCGGAAGGCTGGCCGGTCGATCGGGCGCACGCCGGCGAGGCGGTGACGGACACCAGCGCCCTCGCGCTGTCGGCGGTGTGGGCCTGCGTCAACCTGCTGGCCGGCACCATCGCTTCGCTGCCGCTGATGGTCTACCGGACGTTGCCCGACGGCACGAAGCAAGTCGTCAAGGATCATCCGCTGTACCGGGTGCTGCATGACAGCCCGAACGCCGACCAGACGGCTTCGGACTTCTGGGAGTTCATGGCGGCCGCGCTGGAGCTCCGCGGCAACACCTATGCCCGGAAGGTGAAGTCCGGCGACCGCGTGATTGCTCTGGCGCCGATCGATCCCCGGCTTCCGTCGGTGCGGCGCCTGCCCAGCGGCAGCATCGAATACAGGTGGACGCAGGACGGGGTTTCCTATGTCGAGACCGAAGCCGGCGTCCTGCATATCCGTGGCTTCGGCGGCGACCCTATTGGCGGGCTGTCGACTCTGCATTTCGGTCGGCACACCTTCGGCCTGGCCCAGGCTGCGGATCGGACGGCCGGCGGCATGTACTCCAACGGGCTACGCCCGTCGGGCGTTCTGACGTTCGACAAGTTCCTGACCAAGGAGCAGCGGGACGAGCTGGAGCCGCTGCTGATCGAGAAGTTCACCGGCGCCATGAATGCCGGCCGGCCCATGCTGCTTGAGGGCGGCAGCAAATGGGAGCAGTTGAGCCTCACTCCCGAAGACGCGCAGATGTTGGAGTCGCGGGCGTTCTCGATCGAGGAGATTTGTCGGTTCTTCGGCGTCCCGCCCGTCATGATCGGCCACACGAGCAAGACGACGAGCTGGCCAACCGGGGTCGAGCAGCAGGGTTTGATCCTGCAGAAGTTCACCCTGCGGCGTCGCCTCAACCGCATCGAGCAGGCGCTGGAGAAGCAGTTACTGACCGCGGCTGACCGCGCCGCCGGCTTGACCATCGAATTCAACATCCAGGGCCTCCTGCGGGGGGACAGCGCCGCGCGCGCGACCTTCTACCAGTCGGCTCTGACCAACGGCTGGATGACGATCAACGAGGTCCGGGCGCTGGAGAACCTGCCCAGCGTCGCCGGCGGCGATGTCCCGCGGATGCAGAGCCAGAACGTCCCTATCACCGAGGCGGGGCAAGTGCCCGCCGGCGGAAACGCCTGACATGGCGTCGTCCCTCCAGACCGCGGAGTGCTTCATGACCCAGCACTACGACTACATGCTCGACACCAAGGCGGTGGGAGAGGATGGCGAATTCGAGGGCTACGCCTCGACTTTTGGCAACGTCGACCTGGGCGGCGACATCGTCGAGCCCGGCGCTTTCGTCGAGAGCGTCGAGCAGGCAAAGAAGGACGGCCGCACGATCCCGATGCTGTGGCAGCACGACCAGAGCGAGCCGATCGGGGTGTGGCAGGATATCACCGAGGACAAGAAGGGCCTGAAGGTCCGCGGCCGGCTGCTGATCGAGAGCGACCCGCTAGCGCTGCGCGCCCATGCCCACCTGAAGGCTAAGTCAATCGGCGGCATGTCGATCGGCTACCGCATCCCGGCCGGCGGCATCGCCGAGGACGAGAAGCGGCCCGGCGTCAGCCGGCTGAAGAAGATCGACCTGCGCGAGATTTCGCTGGTGACCATGCCCATGAACATCCGGGCCCGGGTCACCAGCGTGAAAGCAATTCTGGAGGGCGGCGGCATGCCGTCCGTCCGGGAGTTCGAGGAGTTCCTGCGGGATGCAGGCGGCTTCTCAAAGAGCCTTGCCGCGGCCATCGCCGGCAAGGCGGCTCCGCATCTTCGGGGGGAGCCCGAGGCCAAGGCGGATGATGCGACCCGGTTCCTGCAGACGCTGCTGGCCGGGTAACCCCCAACACAGTTCCGGAGGACGCAATGTCCGAGACAAAGACCGCCGAGCAGCTTGCCGGCGAAGTAAAGACCGCGTTCAAGGAGTCCCTGGACGCGGTCAAGGGCATCGCCGAGGAGGCCCTTGGCAAGGCCAAGAGTGGCGAGACCCTGACCCAGAGCGTGAAGGAGAAGGCCGACGAGGCGCTCCTGAAGATGAATGGGTTGCAGGAGCAACTGGCCGAGGTCGAGCAGAAGCTGGCCCGCGCCGGCGACGGCACGAAGGAGGCTGAGAAGACCGTCGGCCAGCGCTTCGTCGACGACGAGAAGGTCAAGGAGTTCCTTGGCCAGGCGCAGCCCCGCGGCCGCGTCGACATTCAGGTCAAGGCGACCCTCACTTCCGCGACCGCTGATGCTGCCGGCGCGGTCGGCGCCGGCGTTCAGCCGACCCGACTGCCGGGTATCCTGCCGCTCCCGCAGCGCCGCATGACGGTGCGAGATCTGTTGTCGCCGGGCCAGATGGACGGCAGCACCCTGGAGTACGTCCAGGAAACTGGCTTCACCAACAACGCCGGAACGGTGGCAGAGGCCGCGGCGAAGCCCGGGTCTGACATCAAGCTGGCGATGAAGAGCACGACCGCCAAAGTCATCGCCCACTGGATGAAGGCCTCTCGCCAGGTGCTGGAGGACATCGCCCAGCTGCGCTCGATCATCGACGAGCGGCTGCTGTACGGCCTCGCCTTCAAGGAGGAGACCCAGCTGCTGAATGGCGATGGCACTGGCCAGAACCTGCTCGGCATCATTCCGCAGGCGACCGCCTATGCGGCGCCGATCGTCCTGGCGGGCGAGACGAGCATCGACCGGATCCGCCTGGCCATGCTGCAGGCGGTGCTCGCCGAATACCCCGCGACCGGCCACGTCATGAATCCGATCGACTGGACCTACATCGAGACCCTGAAGGACGCCGGCGGCAACTACATCATCGGCGTTCCGCAGGGCAACATCCCGGCGAGCCTCTGGGGGCTGCCGGTGGTGCAGACGCAGTCCATCAGCGTCGACAAGTTCCTGACCGGTGCCTTCCGCCTGGGCGCGCAACTGTTCGACCGCTGGCAGGCCCGGGTCGAAATCGCGACCGAGAACGAGGACGACTTCATCAAGAACCTGCTCACCGTCCTGGCGGAGGAGCGGGTCGCGCTGGCCGTCTACCGGCCCGAGGCTTTCATCTACGGCGACTTCGGGCGCGTCGCCTGAGCCGTCGGCTCACCAAGGCGGGCAGCCTGCGGGCTGCCCGCTCTGTGAACCGATGGAGGAGCCAATGGCCACTTACAAGGTGATGCGCCGGCATGACGGCGAGAAACCGTACCACGAGGGCGACATACGGGAACTGTCCGAGGCCGATGCCAAGCATCTGGTCGAACTCGGCGTTCTGGAGAAGGCGGAAGGCCCGGCCAAGAACAAGGCCGAGGAGCCGCCGAAGAACAAGGGCGCGAAGGCTTAGACGGAGAGGCCAGCATGGCGATCACGACCAAGCAGCAGCGGCAGCGCAGTTTCGCCGGCTATGTCGGCTCGATCGGTGGCGTGCCGGTCGCGCCGTCTAACACCGTGCTGCCGGCCATCACCGGAACGGCGCAGGTGGGTCAGGTGCTGACGTCCACCACCGGCACCTGGACCGCCCGGCCGGGCGCGACTTACGCGCGCCAGTGGAAGGCGGCCGGCGTCAACATCGGCGGCGCGACTGGGACGACCTACACGCCGGTCGGCGGCGACGTGGGGAAGGTCATCACCGTCGCGGTGACGGCAACGAACAACAAGGGTGCGGCCTCGGCAACCAGCGCGGCGACGACCGCGGTGATCGCCTGACATGCGCCTGCGCTCCTACGCGATCGGCCCAGCCGAGCCCGTCCTGACGCTGGAGGAGGCCAAGGCGCATCTGCGCGTCGACCACGCGGGCGAAGACGCTCTGATCGAGCGCTGCATTGTCGGCGCCGTCTCGGGCGTGGCGGGCTGGCTCGGTCGCGCGCTGGGGCGTCAGGCGTTTGTCGGGCGGCTGGACGGCAGTTATCCATGCCGGCCGATCGAAGTGTCGCCGCCCCCGGTCCGGGCCATCACGGCGCTGCGCTACGTCGACGAGGACGGCGCCGGGCAGACAATGCCCGACACTGACTACCGGATCATCGAGCGCGGCCCGGCACCGTCGTTGATCAGCCTGGCCCATGGCGTGTCGGCCCCTTCCGTCCGCTGCCAGCTGAACAGCATCGCAGTCGAGTTCGACGCCGGCTATGACGACGGACTGCCGATGCCGGACTCCATCCGCACTGGCCTGCTCCTGATGGTCGGCCACCTGTTCGAAAACCGCGAGGCCGTCAACATCGGCAACATCGTCAATGAGCTGCCGCTGAGCGTGCAGTTCTTCCTTGGCCAGCACCGCGTGTTGAGGGTTTGACGGTGGGCTGGTTTCTGAACCTGATCTGGGGCCCGGAGCCGGAGTTCAAGCCCGGTGAGGCGCTGCCATTCCTGCGCCATCGCAACGGCCGGATGCTGCGCCCGCGGATCCCGCCTGGCGTCCAGTATTTCATCGTGGGGCCGAAGCTGCCCTGGGTGAACGAGCACAAGATGGCGGGCCGGCGGCCGGAGGAGATGCGCTGATGCGCGCCGGGCTGCTGGATTGCCGGGTGGTGATCGAGAGAAAGACATCGCCGCAGGACGGCACCGGCGAGGAGGTTGATGCCTGGGCGCCGGCGATCGCGACGGGCGACCATGCGGTGTGGATGGGCAAGCGCGACGTGCGGGCCGCCGAGCGCTTCGCGGCGCAGCAGACCGTCGCCGAGATCGACACCGTGTTCACTGCGCGCTGGGCACCCGGTTTCGAGGAAATCCAACCCGACACCCATCGGCTGGTCTATCGCGGCCGGATCTACAACATCCACGGGGTGACCGAGATCGGCCGCCGGAACAAAATCGAGATCGCCTGCGCGGCGCGGGGCGAAGCGGCGTTCCGCTGATGGCTCGGGGTGGCGGCCGCCGGACCTTCCGAATGGAGCTGAAGGGCGCCAAGGAGTTGGAGGCCGCGCTGCTGGCCTTGCCGAAGCGGGTGCGCAAGGCGGCGATCCGCCGGGCGCTGATCAAGTCCGCGGGGCCGATCGTGCAGGACGCCAAGGCCCGGGTGAAGGCGAACAGCACGCGCACCGGCCGGCTGGAGCGGGTCATCAACGTGGCCACCACCCTGTCGCGCCGGCAGCGCCGCAGCCGCGCCCGCGGTGCCGACAGGAAGGCAGTCGAGGTGTTCCTGGGCGCCGGCCCCGCGCGGCAGGCCCATCTGGTCGAGTTTGGCACCGGCCCTCGCGCACACAAGGATGGATCGTCGACCGGGTCGGCGCGCGCAGAACCGTTCATGCGGCCGGCCTGGGAGGGCGGGAAGATGCAGGCGCTGGAGGATTTCGGCCGGATGCTGTGGGACGAAATCGCGAGATCGGCCAAGCGCTTGGCGGCGCAGGCCGTGCGGGCGGCGAAGCGATGATTGAGCCGGCGCTGTTCGCCCTGGTCACCGGTAATGCCGGCGTCGCCGCGCTGATCGCGACCCGGATGTATCCGGAGGTGCTGCCGCAGGCGCCGACCTATCCGGCGATCACCTATACGGTCGTCACCGGCGAGAGCCACTACGCCATGCAGGCGCCATCCGGGCTGGCCCGCATCCGCGTGCAATTCGACCTGTTCACCCAGCGCAAGGCCGACGGGGTCGCGCTGGAGAAGGCGTTCATGGCGGCCGTCAGCGGCTTCCGTGGGACCGTGGGGTCGCCCCCGGTCCAGATCCAGGGGGCGTTCCGCGTGATGGAAGTGAACGCCTTTCAGAGCGACCTGGACAAGGCCGGGCCGAAGGTCCGGCGCAAGACCATCGACTTCGAGATCTGGCATCGGGAGAGCTACACATGAGCGAAGCATTCATCGGCCACGGCACCATCCTGGGGATCGGCGACGGCGCCACCCCGACCGAGGCGTTCACCGCCCTGGCTGAGGTGGTCAACATCTCCGGCCCCGGCATGTCGCGGGATACGCCGGACGTGACCCACATGGCCAGCCCGGAGGGATGGCGCGAGTTCATCGCCGGGCTGAAGGACGGCGGCGAGCTGACGGTGGAGTTGAACCACCTTCCCGGCAACGCGACGCATGACCTTGCCGACGGCCTGCTGGGCCTGTTCGTCAGCGGCGCCAAGACCAACGTCAAGATGACGTTCCCGGTGACGCCGGCGGTGTTCTGGATCCTGCCGATCATCGTGTCGGCCTTCGAGCCCGACCTTCCGTTGGACGACAAGGCCACCCTGTCGGCCACGTTCAAGGTGGCTGGCAAGCCGACCCTGACCTGATCCGACCTTTCCTCGAGGAGCGATCGACCTTGACCAAATCCGCATCGACCGACCGCCAGATGGTGGTCGGGGACCTGACCTATACCCTGCGCTACGGCGTCCGCGCCATGGCGGCGCTGCAGGACCACTACAAGCTGGCGTCGTTCGACGAGGTCGGGCAGCGCCTGGGCAACCCGAAGGCCTTCGGTGCCGGCGACATCGTGGCGATCCTGTGGGCGGGGCTGCGCACCCATCACCGCGACCTGACCATGGATGACGCGATGGACCTGGTCGACGGCATGGGCCTCGACGAGGTGCAGGAGGTGATCGGCAAGGCCTTTGACGCCGGTTCGCCGCCGGCCAATGCCGAAGGCCAGAGCGGGGCCGTAGCGGGAACGGGCCCTCGGTAGCCTGGACGGTCGACCTTCTCTACGAGGAGGGCGGGTTCCTCGGCCTGAAGCCGGCCGAGGTGCTGGACATGACCGTCCGGGAGATCGACGCCTTTGCCGCCGGGGTGCGGCGGCGGGACGAGATGGAGTGGCGCCGAGCCCTATTCGGCGCCTGGCACGCGGCGCAGTTCGCGCGGGCCAAGAAGATCCCCGGCCTGGACAAGCTGATGCGCAGGATCGGCAAGCTGAAGCCGGCGCCGAGGAAGACGCCGGAACAGCTACTGCGCATCGCCGAGATGCTGAACGCCGCGTTCGGCGGCGCCGACCATCGCAAGAAGACGGAGGGCTAAAGCATGGCGGCGGTGATCGGCGCGCTGCGCGCGGAACTGTCGGCGTCGATCGCCGAGTTCGCCGACGACCTGGGCAAGGCGGCGCGCGAGGTGCAGAAGTTTGCCGGCCGGTTCGAGAAGGTCGGCGACAGCATGCAGCGGGTCGGCGCCACCATGTCGCTGGCCGTCACGGCACCGCTGGTGCTGTTCGGAAAGCAGGCGGTCAGCGCGGCCGTCGAGGCCGAGGAGCTGCAGAGCGCCTTCAACTATTCGTTCGGCGACATGGCCGGGCAGATGAACGAATGGGCGCGGACGACCGGCGACGCCATGGGCCGGTCGACCCAGTCGCTGCAGCAGCAGGCGTTCAGCTTCAACCAGCTGTTCAAGGCCGCGGCGCCGACGCCGGAGCTGGCGGCCGACATGTCGAAGCAGTTCACGCTGCTGGCCAACGACCTGTCTTCGTTCTTCAACGTCAGCGAGTCGGACGCGCTGGAAAAGCTGCGCGCCGGCCTGGTCGGCGAGGCCGAGCCGCTGCGGGCCTTCGGCGTGTTCCTGAGCGAGGCCGCGGTGCAGGCCAAGGCCCTCGAGCTTGGGCTCGGCGACGCCAACGGCAAGCTGAGCGAACAGGACAAGATAATGGCCCGCGCGGCCATCATCATGGAGCAGACCAAGGACGCCCAGGGCGACCTGGCGCGGACGTCGAATTCGGCCGCCAACGAACAGCGGGCCCTGGCGGCGGCGTGGCAGGAGATGTCGGTGCAGGTCGGACAGATCCTGCTGCCGCTGGTGCGAGACCTGGTGACGTGGCTGAAGGGCGTGGTCGACGCCTTCACCCAGCTGTCGCCCGAAACCCAGAAATTCGTGGTCGTCGCGCTGGCCGTTGCGGCCGCGGTCGGGCCGATCGTTGCCGGGATCGGGCTCATGCTGACCGGCTTTGCCGGGTTCCTGAAGATCGTGCCGGCGATCGTCGCCGCGGGCCGGGCCGTGGGCTTGGCCATCGCCATGATGGGCGGCCCCGTGACCATCGTCGTCGCCGCCATCGCGGCACTGGCTGCGGCCTGGATCATGTATGGCGACCAGATCAAGGAGGCGGCGGAGAAGGCTTATCGGGCGGTGGACGAGTGGCTGGGCGGCGGCCTGACCAAGACCGTCCAGGCGGTGAAGGCGATCGGCCAGCAGATGTGGGAGGACCTGAAGCTGGTGATCCAGGGGATCGGCCAGCTGTTCTCCGGCGATTTCGCGGGGGCGATGGACAGCTTCCTGGCCATCTTCGCCAGCCGGTGGGAAGCGGCCAAGGGCCTGATGGATGCATTCCTGCCGACCTTCATCGAAGCGATCAGGGCCTGGGGCGCGCAGCTGGTGACGCTGCTGGCCGGCGTGGTGGCCGCGATCGACCAGAGCCTGGGCGGCGGACTGACGGTCGCGATCGATGCGGTCAAGGTGCTGTTCACCGGGTTCCTGGAGCATATCCGCCTGGTGGTGCAGATGCTGGTGCAGCTGTTCAGCGGCGACCTGACGGGCGCGGTGAACAGCTTCGTGCAGGTCTGGCAGAACGGCTGGAACACGGCGAAGACGTTCCTCGACACCCTGCTGCCGCAGTTCCTGGAGACGCTGAAGGCCTGGGGGGCCGAGGTCGTCCGCATCGTCGGCGAGACGATCACGGCGGTCGGCACGTGGCTGGTCGACCGGCTGGGCGAAATCGTCACCGCCGTCGGCGAGAAGCTGGCCATGGTGACCGGCTTCTTCGCCGACATGTACGACGCCGTGGTCGGCCATTCCTGGGTGCCGGACATGGTGACCGCGATCGGCGACGAGATGGCGAAGCTGGGCGACACCATGGTGAAGCCGGCCCAGGCCGCGGCCAGCGAAACGGAGCGGGCCTTCTCCGGCCTGGCCGACAGCGTCGGCGGGGTGCTGGACGAGTTGCAGTCCAGCGGCAAGATCAGTTTCTCGTCCCTGCTGCGCCTGGCCGAGGATTTCGGGCGCACGCTGGCCACCTTGCTGTCGCCCGGTCAAGCCGGCGGGACGGGCGGCTTCGGTGGCGGTGGCTTCGGTGGCGGTGGCGGCGGCTGGGGCGGCATCCTGAGCAGCGTGGTCAGCCTGATCGGCAGCCTGGGCTTCCGGGCCGATGGCGGCCCCGTGGCGTCCGGCCGCAGCTATGTGGTGGGCGAGGAGGGACCGGAGGTGTTCACCCCGACCCGGTCCGGCCAGATCATCCCGAACGGGGCCGATGGCGGCGTGCGGCATGTCAGCATCAGCCTGGCCGGCGCCAACGGCGACAGGGCGATTGCCGATGCCGCCTATGCCGCGGCCAAGCGCGCCATCGCGGAAGCGCCGCACGCGGTGCTGGTGAACGAGGCCCGCTTCGCATGATCATCGCGAACATGCTGCTGGTGCCGTTTCCGGCCACGATCCTGGCGCCGAAGACGGAGAAATGGCGCATCGCCCCGCGCACGGTGGGGGGCGGCGAGACGCTGACGGGCGGCGAACTGGCCGTCACGGTCGGCGCCGGGCGCTGGCTGGCCGACATGAACTTCATGGTCTACAGCCCCGTCACCAACCGCGAGATGCGGGCCTTCGTGGACGACATGGAGGGCCGGGCCAACTACACCTTCATCGGCCCCTGGGACACGCTGAACGGGCAGGGGCTGGCCGGGCTGACCGGCGGCATCCCCTATGCCCCCGACCATGCGTTGCACAGCGACGGTGCCGGCTTCCAGCAGGGCGGCATCCCATCCGCCGTCGTGCTCGACGCCGCCACGGGGGCGACGCAGGTCCGCGTCTTCGTCGGGTCGGCCAATGTGCCGATCGCGCGCGGCGTGTTCGTCGGCATCGGCACATGGCTGCACCGAGTCATGGTGGCGGAGGCCCTTCCGAACGATGAATGGCTGCTGACCGTGCGGCCGAAGCTGCGCGAGGCGGCGCCGATCGGGACGCCGGTCGAGTGGGAAAAGCCGGTGGCGCCGATGCGCTTCGTGGCCGACGACGTCGGTGCCTATGACCGGCAACTCGACAACACCGGCAGCGTCAACCTCAGCTTCGTCGAGGTCTGGTGATGCCGCTGTTTCCGGAGACGGTGCGGGCGCAGGACTGGCGCTTCCACGTCAAGTGCAACCTGTATGTCCTGTTCGATTTCGCAACTGCGCCGATCCGGGTGTGGACCGGCGACGGGCCGCTGACCCGCGAGGCCGAGTTGTGGCACGGCATCGGCCGCCGGGTCGACCAGAGCGGCAGCCCGCTGCAATCGATCGAAGGGCTGCAGCAGGCGATGAACGGCACAGCCCCGCTGATGACCCTCACCATGTCCGGCGTCGACAGCCGCGTGGTGAACGCCGCGCGCGAGGACCTGGCGGCCGGCGAGATCGAGGGGCACCGGCTGACGATCTGGATCGGCTTCATGCTGGCCGACGTGATGGGCGACGTGCCGCTGGACGACCTGGTGGTGCTGGGGGAATGGACCATGCAGCGCCCCAGCTTCGTCGGCCAGGGCCGCACCCTGCGCACCATCAGCCTGCCCTGCGAGACGATCTTCGCGCAGCGCAGCCGGGCGCCGTTCGGGATGCTGACCGACCGCGACCAGCAGCGGCGCTATCCGGGCGACAAGGCGCTGGAGTTCGTGCCGACCATGGTGGACCGGACGGTGACATGGCCGAGATTCTGACCGCGCTGGCGATCCATTGCCGCGTCGGTGCGTCGACCGCCTTCGCCTGCGGCCGGATGGACTGCACCAGCTGGGTGGCGGATTGGGTGCTGGCCCGCACCGGCCGGGACGCGATGGCCGCCTGGCGTGGCCGCTACCGTAGCCGGGCAGGCTATCGGCGACTGCTACGGCGCGAGCCGGACGGGCTCGCGGGTGCTGCCGCCCGCGGCCTGGCCGGCGTCGGCGCCAGGCCGGTGGACCCGGCCGCGGCGCAGCCCGGCGATGTCGGCATCATCGAGACGACGGACGGGCCGGCGATGGCGATCCGCGGCCAGCTGTCCTGGCTGGCCAAGACCGGCGACGGGCTGTGGAAGTGCCCGTCGGCGACCGCGGCCTGGAGGCTATAGCCCATGCCAGTGGCCATTCCGCTCGTGCTGGTGGCGGGGGCGACCTTCACCGGCGGCCTTGCCGCCGCCGGTGTGGGCCTGACCATCGCCGGCGTCGCCCTGAGCGCGGGGACGCTGGGTGCGATCAGCGCCGGCCTGTCGATCGCCGGTACCCTGGCCGGCATGCTGCTGGCACCGAAGCCGCCGAAGCCGAAATTCGCGGATGGCAGCGCCAGCGTGAAGCAGGCCGTGCCGCCGCGCGTCCGCTGCTATGGCACCTATCGCCTGGCCGGGGCCTATGTCTACTTCATCAGCACCGACGAAGGCGACCTGAAGGCGATCACCTGCCATTGCGCGCATGAGGTGGATGCGTTCGTCGAGCACTGGCTGGCCGACGAGCCGGTGACCATCAACGGCAGCGGCTTCGTCGACAGCGGGGTCTACGACAACTACGACCCGATCCTGCCGGTGAAGGTGGTGAACTATCTGGGAACGCCGGACCAGAGCATCGCCGGCATCGCCGACGAATGGACGGTGGATCACCGCGGCCGCGGCCTGTGCTGCACCTATGTGCAGTATTCCGACATGAAGGCGGAGCTGCAGCAGAAGGTGTTCGCCAACGGCGCGCCGCCCTATCGCGTGACCCTGCGCGGCGCCAAGGTCTTCGACCCGCGGCTGGAAGGGACCGGCCCGGGCCAGCATGACCCGGAGGACGAGGCGACCTGGACATGGTCGGACAATGCGGCGCTGGTGATCCTGGACTACCTGACCCGGACGGAGTTCGGGGTGCCGGTCGGATTCGGCCTGCCCTTCACCCGCATGAACCTGGACAGCTTCGCCGAAGCGGCCGACGTGTCGGACCAGCTGATCCCCAAGAAAGCCGGCGGCACCGAGAAGCGCTGGCGGTCCTGCGGCGCCTATGAGCTGACCGAGGAGCGCAAGTCGGTCCTGTCCGACCTGCTGGACGCCTGCGCCGGCCGCCTGACCCAGGGGCCGGACGGGCGGCTGGGCCTTTCGGTAGGCGCCGGCAAGGTGGCCGGAGCCGACGTGGCGGGCATGCCGACGGCGGCCGTGACGGTGACCGAAGACCATATCATCGGCTTCGACTTCGGGCCCGGCGTAACGGCGCTGGACCGGGTGAACGAGGTGCGTGCGACCTATGTGTCGGCGGATCAGGCCTGGGCCGAGGTCGAGGCCGGCATCCACCGTGACCAGGACGCCATCGACCGCAACGGGCTGGAGAGCAGCGCGATCAAGCTGCGCTTCGTGCCGGCGGAAGGCCAAGCGCAGCGCGTGGCGCGGGCCGGGCTGCTGCGCGGCAACCCGACCTTGGCCGGCAAGATCACCGGTTCGCTGAAGCTGCTGGACGCATGGGGCGAGCGCTGGATTCGGCTGGTGCTGACCGAGATGGACGTCGACCAGATCTTCGAGGTGACCGGCCTGCGCTTCAACCCGGCGAACCTGACGGTGGAGATGGACCTGACCAGCTATGACAGCTGGTGGGACTGGGACCCGGAGGAGGACGAGCGCGACAAGGCCGACATCCCGCTGCCGCCCCCGCCGGTGCCGGACACGCCGGAGCCGACGGGCGTTGTAGCCACAATCATGCACCGGCAGCAGAACGCGCAGACCATGGTGGCCACCATGGCGGTGTCGTGGGATGCGCCGCCCAGCGCGTCGCTTCAGGCGCAGGGCCGGTGGCGCGAGAACCCCGGCGGCGCCCTGCAGATGGTGCGGGTGGAGCCGGACGCCACCAGCTTCGAGACGCCGCCGCTCGAGGACGGCAAGGCCTATCGCGGCGAGGTGCGCTTCGTCGGGTCGCGTAACACCGCGTCGGACTGGGTGGCGGCGACGCCGGTCACCGCGGTGGCTGACCCGGTGGCGCCGGCATCGCCGACCAACCTGACGGCCCAGGCGAACGCGCCGGCCACCGGGCAGGTGACGGTTTCCGCCATAGCGCCGAACGATCCGCGGCATCTGTCGCTCCGCTTCTACCGGAACAGCAGCAGCAGCTTCGCCGGGGCGACGCTGATCGACGGGCCGCTCTACTGCGCTCCCTTGTCGGCGCAGACCTATGTCGACGCGCCCGCGGCCGGCGACTGGTGGTATTTCGCGACGAGCTCGAACTCAAGCAACGTGGCCAGTGCACCGGCGGGCGGAGTGCTGGCGGAGGTGTCGCCGGCGACCATCGTCATCCTGTCTCCAGCGCCGCCCGGCCCTGTCAGCACCTATGACCGCCGTCAGCCCGTCAGCGGCGACGGCGCCACACCCGGCGCGCCGATCAAGCTCTATTCGAACGGGGTGCAGGTCGGCACGTCCACGGCGGCCGGTGACGGCACATGGTCCGTCACCCCGTCTTCCGATCTCGCCATCGGCGCCGACATGATGACCGCGACCCAGGTAGTCGGCGGCAACGAAAGCCTTCCTTCCGGCGCGGTGACGCTCAATGTCACGGCGATCGACCCCGACGCCTGGGCCTTTATCGCGGCCATGACGGTCCGGCCGCCGTTCGTTCGCCAGACGCTGATCAAGACCCTGGTCGACAGCCTGAAGACGGCCGGGGTGTGGACCAAGCTGGACGCACTGTACCTGCTGGCGGCGCATGACGCGCAGGCCGCGCGGCTGAACGCGAAGGCGCCGGCGACGTTCGCGCTGACGGCGGTGTCGTCGCCGACCTTCACGGTCGACCGCGGCTACACCGGCACTGGCAACGGCGTCACGCCAGGCGGCTACCTGACCAGCGGCTTCAACCCGGCCACCGCCGGCGGCCTCTATGCGCTCAACGACGCGCATCTGGCGGTGTGGGTCCGGACGGCGTCGAGCTCGACGGTCAACAGCGCGATGTCCGAGGTCGGCAACGGCCTTGCCTTCATCAGCTCCAAGAATGCGACGGCCGGCACCATCATCACCAGGCTGAACGACAACATCTCGACCGGCATCGCGGCCGGGGCCCCGAATTCGACCGAGTTCTTCTGCATCAGCCGGGCCGCCGCCGGAACGTATGACCGTTACCACAACGGTACCTCGCTGGGCGCCTTGGCGCAGGCCAGCACGTCGGTGTTCAGCGACGCCTTCACCCTGCTGCGTCGCGGCACGACGACCTACAGCGACGCCCAGGTCTCGGCCGCGTCCTGGGGCAGCGCCCTGACGCCGACGCAAGAGGGCGACTACCACACCGCCCTGCGCGCCTACCTGGTCGCGGTCGGCGCGGCCTGACCCTTCGCCGCCCCGGCGGCTCGCCACGACAATCTGACGGAGAGACCCGGCCATGGCCTATAAGACCATCGACGAGATATGGGCTGATTTCACCGGCACCGGGGCGATCAAGGAGCCGCACAAGCTCGAAATCCGCCAGAACCTCAATGCGCTGTGGGCCGTCGCCAGCGCCGCCGGGATGAACGTCTATCTCGACAAGGCGACGATGGATGCCGACACGTCACAGGCCGACGGGCAGCCGGCGCTTCTCTATGCCGACCCGGTCGATGAGAACAACTACCCGACGGTCTGGATCTGGGACGACGGCGGCGCCGAGTGGATCGCGGGCGTCGATCGCATTTCCGACCTGGAGGACGTGAAAGATCTCCGCCTTCCTGTCGGCCTGCAGAACCGGTTCCCCGACCCGGAAGGGCTGGGCCTTGGCAGCCAGAACAAGGACGGCGTCCGCACCCACGAGACGATCGACGGCGATGCGCAGCCGATCATCAGCTTCACCACGTCCGGCACGAACAACATCTACGACTTCAAGGTCGAGGGCGAATTCGCGGTCGGCGCCGTCCCGACCTTCAGCGGCCTGCGCAAGTCCGACGTCGTCGGCGCGGCGGGCACCTTCAACGCGCCTGTGTCGATCCGGTATCTGGACGTCAATGGCGTGCAGACCACGATTGTGGAGAACAAGTCGACCACGGGCACGGCCTGGGAGGCGTTCAGCATCACCGGCGTCGCGATCCCGGCCGGCTCAGGAATTGTCCGGGTCCAGTTCGGCCATGGCACCACGGGCACCTTCGCCCGGTTCCCGCCGCGTTCGCTGCTGCTGGTCAGCAACCTGTCGCCGGCCGGCATCTTCAAGCCGCGCGACCTGTCGGCCAAGCTGATCGGCGGCCTCGCCGGACTGCGGCGCTGCGCCTACTCGAACGGCGCCTGGCGGGATGGCGGCGTTGTCGCATCGAGCGCCGATGGCCCGTGCGTCCTGGCCGGCACCAAGTCGGTTTGGTCGATGCGCGACGCGCTGTCGGTCTCCGACAAGGTCGCCGAACTCTACAACCAGACCCGCACCGCTCGGCTGATCCCAGCCGGCGGGACGGCTGGCATCCGCGACAAGCGCGGCCTGGGCGCCGGCAGCGCGGCCGCGCGCCTTGCAAGCGCCAGCACCGGTATCCAGGCCGCTCAGCTGCTGGGCGTCACGGTCCTGCCGAACTCGGCCGCGGATGTCCCGCCGAACGGCGGCTTCGCCGGCACCGGCTACGCCGAGATCCCGTCGACCGCCGCGACCTGGGCCGGCTGTATCGTGGCGGCCAATCATGGCCGAGCCAATGAGGCCGACCCGACCTCCAATGCGTCGATTATCATCCTGGCGCCGGTCGACGGGCGCGTGAAGCTGGCCGAGTACAACCAGTCGGCCACAACCGGCACAGGGTCCATCCAGGGCGTGGCCGTTCGCACGGTCGGCGGCGTTTCAATGATCTGGTACAATGACAAGTCGGCCAAGCTGCTGCGCGAGCTGAGCCTGACCGGCACGCTCAGCGGAACCACTATCGACCTCTCGTCCATCACGCCCAATGGCGTGGCCTATGACGCCGCGCAGGATGCCTTCTGGGTGTCGAATGAGGGTGTCGCGGAGGCCCGCCTGTTCTCTGCCACCACCGGCTCCGAGCTGGCGACGACTATCATCCCGTCGACCACCGACCACCTGTCCTGGGTGAACGGCTATCTGAGCGTGAGCTATGGCAACAATGGCTCGCCGGGGACCGTCGATCTGCGCGATCCAGAGACCAGCAGTCTCGTCACCCGCCACAGCGGCCTGCCATATGCCGAGGCGATCGAGGGTCACTTCTGGAGGCAGACGGCCAACGGCATGGTGCTGACCTACGGCGTCGACGGCAACTTCCACATCGTCTCCAAGCCCGCCCTCGGCATGCTGGTTCGCGTTGCCGTCCCGACCCCGCCGGATCGCAACAACACCAACGAGCTGCTGGCTTGCATGGTGGTCCGCGTCACCGGCACGCCGTCGCAGTCCTGCTACGTCATCGGTGACGGCAGCCCGCTCGACACGACCTATTACGGCTGGGCTTGCTCCATCGTCAGCGCGACGACTGTGCGCTTTCAGGTACGCACGAACGGTGACGGCGCCGCGATCTCCGTCGACTTCGTCATCCCGGGCCTCGCCTACTACCCGAAGCGCATCACGTTCCTGTACAGCAAGGCGGCCGGCACCGTCCGCTGCTGGTACGCGCCGATCGGCGGGGCGAACACGGAGGTGACGGCGGTCGGAAGCGCCAGCATCGCCGGCATCACGCAGAAGCTGTCGACGACGCGCCACCCCACGATGTTCGGCCTGCCGGGATCGCCGTCGCGGTTCCTGGAGGCGACGGACGTTGCGGCGGCTGGCGTCTGGGATGCCACCACGGCCGTCCAGGCCAGCGTCGAGGCCTACATCGACCAGCTCTGCGCCGGGCTGACCCTCTGATCGGGAGATACGGGATGCGCATCACAGCAGCGATGATGGCAGGCCGCGAGCCGCCGCCGGAGGACTACACGCGCGAGGAGGTGGAGCGCGCCATGGTCCAGGTGGACGGCGTCGAAGTGCCGGCCGAGGTGCTGGCTTACGCCGACGATACGCTCGGCGAGGCCGGGCGGTACGTCGTGGACGAGCATGGGCGTCCGACCGCAGAAGTCGAGATCCTGCGCGGGCCGGTGATGATCGGCCTTCGGTCGAAGTCGCGGATCAAGGCGCAACGAGGGAATGGATGAAGCGTAAGCGGTGTTTCGGGGCCATAGCATGTGGGCCGCGAACAGCCTGGCCGGATCAGCCCAGGTTTTGCCGATGATGCTCGGCGGTGAGGCGTTCGGCTTCGCTGAGGGCGAGAGCTTTGGATCGG